AACAGGATGGTGTTCGGGGATAACGTGCGTGCTCGCAAAGCTGCGCGCGCACTACACACCCCCCGCCATTCCAAAACAAAAAACGAAGAAAAGCGAGGAAAAGAAAAGACAGAAAAGAACAGAAAGCAAGAAGAGTAGTGTTAGACGGTGGCGGCGCTCGTCTCGCTGACGCTGCGACGCGCCACCACCCAACACCCCAACACAAAAGAGAAAAAGAAAACGCGATGAGCAGAACAAGCACCAGAGAACACAAACAATTCAGAAAACAAGTACTCGCCAAGGCACAAACAATGGGCATCACACACTGCCCAGCATGCGGAACAAAACTCCAATATCACAATAACGGACAACGCAAACCCAACAGTGCTGAAGCAGACCACATAATCCCAGCATCACTAGGCGGATCCAATCACCCAGACAACGGGCGAGTCCTCTGCGCCAAATGCAACAGCCGACGAGGCAACGGACGAGGAGGCAAAGGCAGAGCACGCCACTACCAGAAAAACGATGACGAAAGAGACAGACTACCAATCGCCGTCATGCCAACACAGCACAGTGACACATGGTAGACCCCCACCGCCATTCCAACACACAGAAAGACAGAAGAGAAAAAAAGCGGAAGATAACGAAAAGGAGAAAAGAAGACAAGACAACAAGCGAACAGGATGGTGTTCGGGGATAACGTGCGTGCTCGCAAAGCTGCGCGCGCACTACCCCGAACACCAACACAAAGAGAAAGAGGAAGAAAAGAAGAAAGGGGACAGAGAAGACGAGCAACGAAACCACACACCCCCCCACCGCCATTCAACAACCCACAACACAACACGACACCACAAGACAAAAAGGGAGCGGGGACAACTCAAGGCAGGAGACAACACACCCCCCCCACCGCCATTCAACACGCCCACCGAGCAACAGAAGAGGGACACCACACACCAGACGAGGGGACACCGACTTTCGAGGGGGACTCAGTAACACCACCGCCCTTCCGTCACCATGCCACCCCACCTCACCATGCCACCCCACCATCCACAATGCCCCCACCCACCACCACTGTGAGGGGGGAGCGGACAGAGGATACCCCACCACATGAACAGCACAAACACACACTCACCACCCACACACCACACACCCGGCAAGCAACAGCACAGCACACGACAGCAGCACTGCTGAGTACTGCAGTGGGATGAGTAAAGCACGTGTCACACCACTGCACTGTGCAGACCAATAGCAGCACACCCCACCGCCATTCAATGGAATACACAAGAAGAGACGGACACCATCCACTCGTCCACTCTCACACTATTCACGTTCACACACTCAACGATCAACTATGATCAACGAACATGATTGTTGTTCGTTGATTGATCAATCAACAATGAATGACGAACATCATGAACATCATGATGATCATGATGAACATCATGATGAACATCATGATGAACACACGACGATGATGTGACGCACGACAGCACACCAATACCATGCGCCATGCATGGTGCCAACGCATGCCACAAGGCAACACGCAACACACAACGCACAAACGCATAAAAATACATAAAAACAAAAGAAATGTTACAAAAACATGCAAAAAAATTCAAAGGCATAAAACAACAATGGCGTTCAAAAAACCATGGCAACAAAACGAGACGAACACAAAGGGGGCCCCAACACAATAAGGGATCCCTTAAAGTAAGACCCACGTCACAAAATAACACAGGGAACACAGCGAAACGAGACGCACACCACACAATTCATGTGATGGGGGCCACCCCCCCTCCCCCATCCGGCCGCGAACACCCCGAAGGTCTGCCCATCCCTCCCTGCTTGTGGAAAACCCTGTGGATAACTCGGGCACCTTGTGGAAAACCCTGTGGAAAACTATCCACCCTGTGGAAAACCCTGTGGAAAACCCCGTCACATATGAGACGCATCACAGCATATAATAGGAGGTATGACAACCCACACAAACACCACAATCACCATATACGAACCCAACAGCCCCACACCCATCACAGACGCCACAAACACAAACAACCCCACACTCATCCGCCAAGCACTCGCACACAAAATCGCCACCGTCATAGACGACCCCAGAACAGGCGACACAGCACTCACAAAACTCACAGCACAACTCATACAAATCACAGACCAACTCGCCACCACACAAAACAAAAACACACACACACCCCCCACCGACATTCCAAACGAAACACAAACCTGGGACGGCATCTAAAAATGAGCGAAAAACACCTAAGCGAAATCGCCGCCCACCTCACCCTCCCAGAAAACATCACACACACCGCCTGGCCGCCAGTCCAACACCGCCTCCAAGAAATGCAATACCCCCTCGACACCTGGCAGCAAGACTGGCTCAAAGCAATCCTCGCAAAAAGAAAAGACGGCCACTACGCCGCCAGCATCGACGGAATCCAAGCATCCATCCCCAGACAGGTCGGCAAAACATACACAATCGGCGGCCTAACATTCGCACTCGCCACCCTCCACCCCAACTACTTCGTCCTCTGGACCGCCCACCGCACACGCACCGCAGACGAAACATTCAACGACATGAAAGGAATGGCCCAAATACCCAACATCGCCCCATACGTAAACAAAATACGGCAAGCAAACGGACAACAAGCCATCCTATTCAACAACGGATCACGAATCCTATTCGGAGCCCGCGAAGGCGGATTCGGACGCGGATTCCACGGCGTAGACATGATCCTCTTCGACGAAGCCCAAATCCTCGGCGCAGCCGCACTAGACGACATGATCCCCGCCACAAACACTGCGCCAGACCCACTCATCATCAAAATCGGAACACCACCAAAACCCAAAGACCCATCCGAAGCATTCAGCGAATTCCGCAACCTCGCCCTACAAGGCGAAATAAAAGACGGCCTCTACCTCGAACTAGCCGCCGACTACGACGCTAACAGCGACGACAGAAAACAATGGGAAAAAGCAAACCCATCATACCCGCGCCGCACCCCCGAATCCGCCATTCTAAGAATGCGCCGCCAGCTCGGAGAAGAATCATTCCGACGCGAAGGCCTCGGAATCTGGGACCGCGCCAACGACAGGCTCGCAATCGACCCAGTCGCCTGGAACACCGCCACAATACGACCAGAAAACACGCCCACTGGCATGCGATGGTGCGCCGCAATTAGATTCGCACCCGACGGATCAACATGCGCCCTAGCACGAGCAGGACACAAACAAAACACGCCCACACACGTCGAACTATGCACACACCAAGGCGTCCGCCGCATGAGTGAGGGCACACAATGGATCATCGACTACATCGCGGACACAAAAGACAGATGGGCACAAATCATCGTAGACGGAAAATACGGTGCCGGAGACACAATCGAAAGACTACGCGCCATCGGAGTACGCCCCCAAGTCATTATCACACCCACAATCACACAAATCATAGACGCCTACAGCATGCTAGACGCCTCACTACGCGAAAACACGATCACACACCTAGACGACATGCAACTTCGGACCGAGGCCGCATCTGCGACGCCGCGTTCGATCGGAACGTCCGGGGGGTGGGCACTGCAAGCCCCTCCTGGCGCTACCGTAGCCGGCCTAGAAGCCTGCACGCTCGCAATGTGGGCGGCACGCACCACAAAAAGACGCCCCCGTTACAAGCCTTATGATAAAATCGAAAACGCCAATAGTAGAAACGATCGTGGCGGCGGAGTACTGTTCCTATGACTGAAATTTATCCCGACGACGGACGACTCGTTAACGCTACCCCCGCACCCACACGCATTTCCGGACTCCCCGACGAAGACAAGACAACATTCCTGCAACTGTGGCAGAAATGGCAGCAGCACTCGAACAAAAACAAGCTGCTGTCCGTCTACTATGACGGCCACCGCGCTTTCCAGGATTTGGGCATCAGTATTCCGCCACAAATGACGCGCACCAAAGCTGCGCTCGGATGGCCTCAGAAAGTCGTCACCATGCTCGCCCGCCGGCACGTATTCGAAGGCTACTCCCTGAACGGCGCCCCCGATGCTTTCGAAGCAAACGAAATACTCTCCGCAAACAATTACGATCTTGATCTCGCTCAGGCAATAACGTCAGCATACAAACATTCTTTTTCGCTTCTCACAGTGACACGCGGGGATGAGACCATCGGCGAGCCGCCTGTCGTCGTGCAGGCCCGTGACGCAGAATGGTCCGCAGCACTCTGGGACACTAGGCGTCGCATAATCGAAGCCGCACTCACAATCGACCAGACCGACAAGTATGGGCAGCCGGCCGGCGCCATCATGCACACACCCACCGCCATTTGGCGAATCGACGCCAAAGAGAACGGCGGCGGATGGAAGGCCGAGAAGCTTGGGGACACCCCCAACCGCATTTTCGTCGAAGCACTCTGCTACGACCCGCAGCTCAACCGCCCTTTGGGGCATTCACGAATCACCCGTGAAGTAAGATACCTCACGGACGCGGCGGTGAGGACAATGGTCCGCGCAGAAACGTCCGCCGAATTCTTCTCCTCACCGCAGCGGTACGTGCTCGGCGCGGAAAGAGCAGATTTCGCCGGCCAAGACAGGTGGTCAGCAATCATGGCCCGCGTCCAAGTGCTGGAGCCGAACGAGAACGGCGACATCCCGTCAGTTGGGCAATTCTCACAAATGACCATGAGCCCTCACCTGGAAATGTACCGGCAGCTGGCACAGAATTTGTGCGCGGCAACAAACCTGCCCCAATCTGCGATCGGAATCTTCGCAGATAACCCGTCCTCGGCTGAGGCGATGCAGGCGTCCGAGGCGGCGCTCGCGGACGAGGCCGAGTATCAGTGGCGCATTTTCACTGCACCATTGCGGCGCACGCTGCAGAACATTATTATGGTCCGTGACAAGCTTGACGAGCCGCCTGCCGAGTCGTGGAAAACCTCCGTGAAGTGGACTCCCGCCCGCTATTCCTCGCCGTCGTCTGCCGCCGATTTCGCGGTCAAAATGGTGTCCGCGTTTCCGTCGTTGCAGGAGTCGCAGACTCTCATGCGGCGTGCCGGGCTCACCGAGGATGATCTCGCAGATATCAACGCTGAAAATCGTAAAAAGAATGCCGTTTCGTTGCTTGATCGTGCTCTCGCCGCCACGAACAATGAGAATGTGGGCGAGAATGGCGAGAATGGTGACGCGGCCAACAATGGCGGTGCCCCTAACAATACCGGCAATAACGATGGCGGTAGCAACCTGGGCATTAATAACGCACCCAATACAAGGAACAGGGTTAAGCGCAACATTAAACTGCCCGGCGGCACCAAAACACCAATAAACTAACACTCATTATGCTGTCAACCGCAGAAATCGGGGCGTACGGGCGAGCAATAGACTCACTCGTCACACTCGCCCAAAATGATTTACACACGCTCTGGTCCCGTGCCGCTAGACGGCGCCCCGAACAGGCCCGCGATCTTCTGCTCGAAATCATGCCCGCCCTCGTAGACCAATACGGCAGTGCGGCCGCCGCAATCGCCGACGAATGGTACCGCGACATGCGCCTAGACCAGAACATCCCCGGCGACGCACCCACAGTACAAACGTCACTCACGCCACAAGGCGAAATAGACGATAGTGTCAGATTCAGTGCGGGCGCACTATACGCCGGAACCCCCAACATCGCCCTATCCTATTTGACCGGGGCGCTCATCCGATACGTCAGCGACGGCGCCCGCTCACAAATCGCAGACATGACATGGGCCGACCCAGAAGCCATGGGCTGGGAAAGACGAACACGCAACCCACAAGCATGCAATTTCTGCGTCATGCTCACAATGAACGAATGCTACTACCGATCACAGGGAACCGCATCATTCGGGGCGCACGATAACTGCAAATGTGTTGCAGTCCCAGCATGGGACCCTACATCCCGGGAAGTGCCAGCAAAAGCATACACGCTCGCAGCCCGACACAAAACCGACAAAGGCCGCAAACGACATCGCGAGCTCGTCTCATCGTGGATAGACACACACCAAGAGGAGCTTGCAGAATGGCGTACCCGGCCAATTGAATGATTGTGCTACAATGCATAAACAAAGGCCACTGAAGGGCGGCTGCAAAGCCCAAATATAGTTGCCTGAAACATTACAATAACCGCACGGTCAAAATATAGGAAACGCCCAATGAGCGATAACGCCGCAAGCGACACGCCAGCCGACAATAGCGCCACTAACGACGACAATGCCCCCAAGAACGGGGACAACGCTGCTAGTAAGCCTGAAATCGACTGGAAGAGCGAATCCCGAAAGTGGGAGAACCGCGCCAAAGAGAACAGACGCGCCGCCAACGAACGAGACGAGCTCGCCAAGGCAATCGGCGACAAAGACGCCACAATCGAAGCCCTAAAAGCCAAAGTGGCCGACTTCGAAACCGCTGCTAAGGTTCGGGAATGGTCCGCCAACGCGGCCGCAGAGCACGGCATCAGCGCCGATTTGATCCGAGGAACAACCGAGGACGAAATCAACGCACATGCTGCCGCAATCGCCAAGGCGCTGCACGACGCTAAGCCATCTGTTGCCCCCGTGGTACCGCAGGCCGGAGTTACGCCCGACAATGACGGCGGCAATCTTGCAGAATTCGCTCGGAACGTTTTCGTCGGCGACTGACACAAGTACAGCCGCAATTCTAAAAAGTAAAACACCAGAAAGAAACGGAAACCAACAAAATGGCCGTGTTTGATTCAGGCAAGGCGAAGGTCCTCATGCCTCGGCAGATCGCCGACGGGATCATCACTCGCACCCAGACCCTCTCCACCGTCGCCAAGCTCAACGGTGGAATCCCCATGACCTTCGGCGACGTGGACATTATCACTTTCGATAATTTCCCGCGCGCCGAGTTCGTCGACGAGGGCGCCCAGAAGGCCCCCACCTACGGTGAATTCGGTTACGTGACCGCTAAGCCTCACAAGGCCCAGGTCACTATGCGATTCAACGAGGAGGTTCAGTGGGCTGACGAGGACTATCAGCTGGACGTCCTCAACCAGCTCGCGCAGAAGGGAAGTGAGGCTCTCTCTCGCGCCCTCGACCTCGGCCTTTACCACAGGGTTAACCCGTTGACCGGTGCTGTTATCGACGCGTGGACTAACTACCTGACCTCTACCACCAAGAATGTCGAGGTCGGCACTACGGAGATGGACCAGGCGATTCGTCAGGCTGCCGGACTCCTCATTAACGACAATGCCGCGCCGATTACGCCGACCGGTCTTGCTCTCGCCCCGTCCGCCGTTTGGGCGCTCGGCAGTCTCCAGACCAAGAATGCTGACGGGTCGCCTTCGGGTACGCCGCGTTACCCGCAGATCGGCCTCGGCGTCGACATTGACAATTTCATGGGACTTCCGGCCGCCGCTGGAAACACTGTTGCGGGCAAGCCCGAGGCGACCGTCGCCACCAATGTCGAGGGCATTGTCGGCGACTTCGTCGACGGTATTCGGTGGGGAATTCAGCGGTCCCTGCCGCTGGAGATCATCCGTTTCGGCGACCCGGACGGCCAGGGTGACCTGAAGCGCGGGAACCAGATCGCTTTGCGTCTCGAGATTCTGTACGCCTGGCATGTTTTCCCGGACAAGTTCGCGACGATTAAGACCAAGGCTGGCGCCTGATAAAATCGCCATAAAAAAGAATACAACCCATCCAAACAAAATTTTTCCCAGGGGCGATTCCGGAAATGCGATCCTACAAGCATCGAGACCACGACATTGTGATTCATCTCGCAGACGACCACAATGTGATGCTCGGAGACGAATACGTCGAAATTACTCCTGGGAATAATGATGCCGGCGGGGCAGACGAGCCCTCCTCCTCCTCCTCCTCTCGCACTGCCTCGCCGGCACCTGCCCCTCGTCGGGGACGAGGCCGCCCCAGAAAGACGGTAAAGTGATCCCTGACGACATTATCCCGTTCGCCACGGTCGAAGACCTAGAGGCCAGGTGGCGGGCGCTCTCCGACAATGAGCGTATTCGCGCCGACGTACTCCTCGCCGACGCGACCGATCTCATCGTGTCGAAATGCCCCCGCTGGGAATCCGCCACGCCTCGTACACGGAAGCGAGTGGCGTGCGCTGTGGTGCGCCGTGCAATGCAGGGCGGAGACGTCATCGGCGGCGTCACAGACAGTGGCGGCGGAATCTACTCCGAACCCCACGGAATTATCGCGTCAGAATCACACACGACCGGCCCGTTCTCCGATCAATTCACGTATCAGAATCCTGAAGGCGGCCTCTACCTGAAACGCGAGGAAAAAGATGCTCTCGGCGGTTCCGGCGGGGCATTCGAGGTGGACCTCTTACAGGATTATGATGTGCGGTCCGTCACCGATCAGCTGATCGAAGACATTAATGCGATTAGCGGGCAGGAGCTGTAATGCTATCCGGATACGTGCCCGTCACACGGCGTAGGCGAGGCCCGTCGTCGAAAGACCAGTACGGTAACCCCGTGCCGGGGCAGTGGGAGAACGTTGCTCTGCCTCCCGCCGTGTTTGCGCCGGCCACGTCTACTGAGCCGATCAGTGCTGGAGCAATGCCCCTCACCGTCCCCGCCGCCCTTTATTGGCGGAATACCACAATCGACGTGACCGCGGAAGATCATCTTATTGTAGACGGCATAGAATACCGTGTCGAAGGCCGCCCCTCCCCCTACCCCAAGGGTATGGTCGTGCAGATTCGCGCCAACGAAGACAAGGTGAGCGAATAATGCCGAAAGTAAAATTTCAGCTCAACAGGGACGGTGTCGCCGATCTTCTGCGTGGCCCTGACGTAGCCCGGACCGTAGCATTGGAAACCGGGCGTGTAGCCAACGTTGCCGGCCGTGGGTTCGAGGGTGAGACGACGCACGGAAATCGTACCCGCGGATATGTTAGGGCGCGCACCATTGCTGCAATGCGCAGGCAAATGCGGGAGCACACGTTGGAGCGTGCGATCGGCCTCACAATGGGTGGCGGGAAATGAGCCCAACATATGATCGCGCACCCGTGGTGCCGGACATAAAGAAACGGTTCATGGATTTCCTGTCCGCGCACATGAGTGTGCCGATTGTGGCCCGCAGACCCGAAAGTCCCGATCGTCCTGCTGCGTTTATTCGAGTTCTCTCGACAGGTGGCACCGGGGTTACGCAGAAAGCGCTCTGTACCGCGCTGGAGACGATCGACGCTTATGCGCAGTCTTCGGGTGAGGCGATGAAGATTGCGTGCGAGGCCGTGAATGTGGCGCACACTATGCCGAACTATCGGGATGGTATAGTGATGGTACAATCATCCTATCCGATAGAAATGCCCGATCCGGACACGTCTCAGGCGAGGGCGACTGCAACATTAACAATTACAGCACACAGGTGAACAAATAATGGCTGTTAACGCTGACAATGCACTCATTTTCTCGTCCGACAATGACGCGCTCTGGCTGGGCGACTACGTCGAAAAGTTTGGCGAGAAGGTCACGTCGCTCACCCAGAACCTCTCCGGTGTGACCGGTCTCACCAATGTTGGGTGGATTAGTGAGGATGGATTCAAGCTCACTTCCGACGACTCCGTCACCAAGATTAAGGGTCACCAGGGTCACGGCGTCGTCAAGACTTTCCTCGACTCGTCGGAAACGACTTTCAGTGCCACCCTCCTAGAGACCATGCTCGCCCCCCTTTCATGGTATTTGGACGCCACTAGCGAGAAGGTTGAGGATGGCGGCGTCACCAAGGGCGTGAAGATTACTGCGAAGTCGTCCCGTAAGGTCAAGCTTCTCTGCGGTGTCGCCGATTTCTTCGACGTTTCCGGCGTGGGTGCGCAGATTCGTATTGTTTTCCCACGTCTGGAGCTCGGTGAGCGCGGCGAGATCACTTTCCAGCAGGCTGAGATCACCGGCTACGAGTACAATCTCTCCGTGCTGGGCGACTACATTATCTACTCCGACCACAAAGCCCTGCTCCCGGCCTGACAATGACTCTTCCCCGCTATTTCGTGTTTCGGATGGGTTGTCGCGGAATAGCGGGGGAGATCCAAAACAAATACAACCCATTCATTTTATAAAACAAATTTTTGAGGACAACCCATTATGTCTGACAAGACCACGAAGAGCAAGGCAAAGGCCGCCGGAGCTAAGGCGCCGGCCGACAGGCTCGCCAAGGCCGAGGCTACGCGCGACCCGATTCACGTGGACTATGAGGGCATCGAATTCGACATTCCCCCGGAGGCGCTGGAGGATTTCCGCGCATTCGAGGCCCTCGACGCCGGCAATCCGTTCCCGCTTTTCCGCCTCATCGTGGGCGACCACAAGAACGAGGTCTACTCCGCCCTAGAGGACGAGAACGGTCGTGTCCCGATCGACAAGGTGACCGACTTCATGCAGTCAATCGTGTCCGAGGTGGGCGCGGGAAACTGACGATTCTCCCACCACTACTCCACGAGTATGGGTGGGAGATAGAAGCCGACCTGCAACGATACTACAACACAGATCTTCTCGATTTATATCGAGGCAGAATAACCCCCAGGCGGGTAATGGCGCTCATCGGCGGCCTACCGCCCGGGTCAACATTCGATAGGGCGCGAGGCGGAGACAGATACTGGTCCGACGAAGTAGCCGCCACAATAATGTCAGCACACAACATTCAGACCACGCTACTCGCCGTCAACGGTGTCAAGAAAGACAAATGGCCCGAAGCGCCGAAACCCCCGGCCGAAGGATACCGGGAAACCGGCAACCCCAGGGTATCAAGCAAACACGCTAAGGCACAAAAAGCCAAGGGTGAGAAATGGCTCGCCCGATACGGCAGCTGAGCCGCGTTTCTATCGGATAGTGTAAAATGGTTCACGCCAAGACAAACACAAAAACAGTTTGATTGGCGTGAACCATTTTCGCTGTACATGATTTCGGAGAGGTATCAATGGCCGGATATGATCTCGGGACCGCATGGATTCAGATCAGCCCGTCCGTGCGAGGCCTCGCCCGAAGTATCAATAGTGAAATCGGCAACGTCGACACTGGGCCGGCCGAAAGAAAGATTACGTCCGGCCTGGGTGGGGCATTCAAATCGGTAGCGAAAGTCGCCGGCGCCGCACTTGGAGGACTCGCCATCGGCGGCATCGCCGTCGCATTCGGCGGCGTCGCAAAAGAAGCATTCAATGCGGCAGACGCCACAATCAAATTCAAGCAAACACTCGCATTCGCCGGCAAAAGCGCGGACGAAATCAACGCGCTCACAAAAAGCACACGCTCCTACGCAGACCGCACAATCTACGAGCTCGACGACATTCAATCCATTACCGCGCAGCTCGCATCCAACGGCGTAAAAGGCTACGATAAGCTCGCTGAGGCCGCCGGTAACCTAAACGCGGTGGCGGGCGGAAACGCGCAGACATTCAAAACGGTCGGCCTCGTCATGACGCAGACCGCGGGCGCCGGAAAACTCACCACCGAGAACTGGAACCAGCTTTCCGACGCAATTCCAGGCGCGTCCGGTAAATTGCAGGAAGCCATGAAAAAGAATGGCGCCTACACCGGCAATTTCCGGGAAGCCATGGAGAAAGGCGAGATCACTGCCGAGGAATTCAACCAAGCAATTCTTGACCTCGGTATGGAGGATGTGGCCATTGAGGCCGCCACGTCCACCAAAACCTTGGAAGGCGCTTGGGGGAATTTCAAAGCCACCCTTGTGACCGGGGCGCAGGAAATCGCCGAAAAAGCACTCCCGTGGATCACCGCATCCCTTGACGCCATGAGCAAAGGGTTCGAGAAAGTATTCAACTGGGTCAGTAACTCGTTCATCCCCAGTATCACGAATGCTTTCAACGTTATCCGCAAGGGTGATTTCACGGGCCCGATTTTCTCGTTCGAGGAAGACTCTGGCTTCGTTGATTTTCTTTTCCGTATGCGTGATGCTGCCGCCGCCGCCGGGGAATGGATTAACAAGACGCTTGTCCCGTCGTTGAAGAATCTTAAAGATCTGCTCATGTCCGGTGATTTCACGGGGACGATTTTCGGATTCGACAAAGACTCCGGAATCATCTCATACATCACTAATGTTCGCAACAGCTTCGTCGAGCTCGGCAAATTCATCGTCGGAACACTCGTCCCCGGTATCGCTACTGCTCTCAGTACCATCGCGAACAGTACTCTCGTCCAATTCATGGAAAGTCTCACCGTCGCTATTCTCAACAGTAAAGTGGCGGTTTACAGTATTGCGGCCGCGTTTACGGCATGGAAAGCCGTCATGGTCATGTCCTCAATGCAGCAATGGCTTAATGACATGGAGGGCGTAGCCGGGGTCGCGGGGCGCGTTACTACGGCCATTAACGCGATGACCGTGGCGAAAGTCAAAGACGTGATTGAGACCGCGCAGCTCAACCTCATGTACGCCGGCGAATTCCTATCGAATATCGCACGCGTAACGACACAAATCACGATGCAGGCGGTTGCTTGGGGTAGGGCTACGGCAATGATGGTCCTCCACAAAACTGCAACAATCGCCTCAACGGCGGCGCAGTGGGCATTCAACGCCGCAATGGACGCTAACCCGATCGGCCTTGTTGTGATCGCTATCGCAGCATTGGTCGCGGCAATCATTGTTGCATGGCAGAACTCCGAAACATTCCGCAACGTCGTCATTTCTTGTTGGGAGGCAATCAAAACGGCGGCCGGCGCCGTGGCCGATTGGTTCGCCGCTAACGTATGGCCTCTCATGCAGGTCGCCTGGGACGGAATTGTGGCAGGCGCCCAATGGATGTGGGGCGTCATGGTATCCGTCTGGCAGGGAATGCAGCCCGTCATTCAAGCGGTCATTGATTGGATCGTCGGCACCGCATGGCCCGCACTTCAGGCAGCCTGGGACGGGATCGTCGCCGGCGCCCAATGGGTATGGAACGGCATCGTCGGTGCATGGCAGGGAATACAGCCCGTCATTCAAGCCGTCGTCGACTGGATCGTAAATACTGCGTGGCCCAACCTTCAGGCCGCCTGGGACGGCATTTCCGCTGGCGCAATGATCGTCTGGAACGGCATGGTCGCAGCATGGCAGGGTATCAGCGACATAATCCGGCCCGTCGTCGATTGGATTGTCAACGTCGCCGCCCTGTATCTCACCACGGCATGGGATGCTATCAGCTGGGGAGTGAGCGCGCTCTGGTCTACGATTCAGTGGGCGTGGGACGCTATCTGGGCAGCAATCATGCCCGTCGCCACACAAATCTACAACGATATCTGGCCCATGGTCGTCGGCGCATTCAACGCCATTAAAGACACAGCCTCCATGATGTGGGCCGACATTCAGATCGCATGGACCGCCATTCAAACCGCTATTCAGCCCGTTGCGGATTGGATTTACAATACGGTTTGGCCTTGGGTGGTCGGTGCGTTCAATGCGATTAAGGATACGGCCGCTAACATGTGGTCTAATATTCAGATCGCATGGGCCGCAATTCAGACAGCTATGCAGCCGGTAGTAGAGTGGATTTACTACACGGCATGGCCCTGGGTAGTCGACACGTTTAACACGATCAAAGATACCGCCTCCGCCCTTTGGGGCACGGTTCAGGCCGCGTGGACATCCATTCAAGCTGCTATGCAGCCGGTAGTAGAGTGGATTTACTACACGGCATGGCCCTGGGTAGTCGACACGTTTAACACGATCAAAGATACCGCCTCCGCCCTTTGGGGCACGGTTCAGGCCGCGTGGAACGGTATTTGGGCTACTATTCAGCCCGTCGTCGATTGGATTTACAATATTGCGTGGCCGTGGGTCGTCGGGGCATTCAACGCGATCAAAGACACTGCGTCTATTATGTGGGGCTCCCTATCAGCGACATGGAATGGCATTTGGGCTGTTATGCAGCCGGTAGTGAATTGGATTCAAACCTACGCTGCACCCGTTATTAGTGTTGCCTGGGAGATAATCTCTACGGGTGCGAAGATTCTGGGCGGGATCATCGCGTTCGTATTCGCGTCCATCATCGCCGCGGTCACTATGGGAGTTGCCGTAATTCAAGGTGCGGCCACCACGATCAGCGCCGCCTGGAACACTGTTGTTTCGTGGACCAGCTGGCTGAAAAACATGGTCGTCTCCGCCTGGAACATTCTGAAAGGCGAAATCCAAATCGTTAAAGACTGGATTGCTAACACGCTCGTCCCCGCAATTACAAGCGCCTGGGACAGGGTCGTGGCCGCCGCCAATACCATGAAAGATGGTGTTCGGACGGCGTGGGACAAGGTCAAGGAAGCTGCCGCCAAGCCCGTCAACTTCGTTATTGGCACCGTCTACAATAACGGGCTGCGGAAACTTGTTAACGGGATGATGGAGAAACTTTCCCTTGATCTTCGTCTTCCTGAGGCGCCCACGATTGGCGGGTATGCATCTGGTGGTGTTCTGCCCGGATACTCTCCAGGCCGCGACATTTACCATTTCGTATCACCCGACGGTGGTGGCCGGCTCGCACTTTCCGGCGGAGAAGCAATCATGCGACCCGAATGGGTGAAAGCCGTTGGTGGGCCTGCAATGGTGAATGCCATGAACCGTGCTGCCGCGCACGGGGACCGTATTCCTGGCGGGGACGCGGGGTATGCCGCATTCGCCCCGGGCGGTATTTGGGACCCTGTCAAATCAACGGTAGAAAAGGGCGCGTCCGCTGCCCTTAATTGGATCACCGGCGCGGCCGACGCGGTATCCTCGATCTTCTCCGACCCGATCGGAGCCGTTGAGACTGTCATTAAAGCTCCGGTTCATAAGCTTCTCGATTCATGGAGCGGCGACGGGGCGAAACCATTCTTCGACGCCGGAAAAGCTGGCGTTGACAAAACCATTGACGCGCTCGGTGACTGGATTAAAGATCACATGCCCGTGGTCAGCGGATTCGGCGGCGGAATTGGTGCTATTGGTGCCGCTGCCGGCGACCTCGTGAATACGGCGCGACGGGCTATCGGTACACCGTACGTTTGGGGTGGCGTCTCCCCAGGCGGCGGACTCGACTGTTCAGGTCTTGTCTATTGGGCGCTCAACGCAATGGGCATTCACGTGCCGCGTCTCACAGCGGCCGGATATCAAGCAATGTCATCCCCCGGTAATCCCATGGTTCCCGGAACGCTTCTGTTCTGGGGTTACCCGGCCCACCACGTTGCTATCGCCTCCGGTAATGGGATGATGGTCGAAGCGCCGACCTTCGGCATCCCCGTGCGTGAGGTCCCGATTTACGGTGGGCCGTCCGCGGGGAATCTCCGATACGATAACGGCGGTTTCTTGCAGCCCGGCCTCTCAACGATCGAGAATAAAACTGGCCGTCCGGAGCCCGTTTTCACGTCAGCCCAGTGGGAGAAAATGGATAAGCTCATCACCCTTCTGGAGAATCGCGCACTCGGCCCCGACGTGCTCGAAATTAGGGACGTGGACAACGATCTTGTGGGGCGCATGCAGGTAGAGGCAACGTCGGCCATAGTAGACTATGATCGAATGAACCGATGAAAACCATTATGACGGAAAGCATATAATAATGCCGATTACGGGATGGATTGCTACACACACTGGGCTGCCGTCAATAATGGCCACAGGCAAAGAGCCCGTCTACGCGGGGGATCGTCTTTTCGCCGTCCCCGGGATGGCCCGCGACAAAAGACCACTCACTGGCAGGGCGAAAATGATTCGCGAGCTCGAGGGCCCCCAGCTGACCGAGCCGGTGACAATGATCCTCTCAGACGCCTATGCTGTGCCGGGCACCACAATCAAATACACTCAGGGCGACTCCTCGGTCACGCTGACTCGCCCCGAGGTGGAGTGGTGGCGCGGCATGGTGAGCGGCCTCAACGGGCGCACCGTGCCCGGGCTCATCTGGGAGGAGGCCCAGGATAAAAGAGAATGGTCCTCCCCGATTTCGAGATACAACTCACTTATCGCCAGGTGGCCGATGCTGGAAGTAGCTCGCACAGGAGGCGGCCAATTCGTCCTAGACGACCCATCGCACGTTAACAACGTTTGGGAAATCCTGCAGAAGCGGGAACCTCTCATTCTTACCCCCGGCGCCCCCGCCGACGTTCTACCATCACGATTCATCACCGTGGACAAGGTTGACAGTGCCAGGATCACAGGCGACGGTATCATTCGGTGGAACGTAAAATGGCATGAGCTCCCCGAGGACTCCCCGATGCTTGTCGGCCCTCACGCTGGCTGGGGAGCAGCGCCATGCGTCACCTGGGGTGAATGGCGCGAAGTAGACAAGGTCTGGAAGTCGCGCACCTATATTGAGATTTGCAAAATGATTGCAGGAATGCCATGAGAAACGGCCCCACTTTGGCCTCCCTTTCAGACGGCCTCAGCATCGGCGCAAGAATCGACATCATTCGAGGCGGCGAAGTACTCAAAACCGGGATCCCCGCCTCCGAAGTAAAGGTTGAATGGTCTTCGACGAACCGTCAGGTTCCGGGCGCCCTGTCTTATTCTTGCCCAATGTCCTGGGTTCCGGAATTCCCGTTGGATGCGCTCAACAATTTCGGACAGAGATCCCTGGTGACCGCGCTTTATGAGAATCGGCGCGGCGACTACTGGGAAATTCCGCTCGGCGAATTCGTCAACATGGAATGGTCCGTGTCGAAAGAAAAAGTGAACGTTTCCTGTAAAGATTTGACGCAGATTCTTGCCGATAACCCGAGACCGTGGCCGTCCTCCCCTGGCGCTGGCGCCACCCTACTCTCCGAAGCCAACGAGCTCGCCGAATATGTGCGAGTAAAATTGGAGGACGACGTATGGGACGCGCCTATCCCCCGCACCACGCAATGGGGGAATTCGCGGATCGAGTCAATCTATAAGCTCGTAGAATCCCGGGGCTGTGGTATTCGTAGCGGAGCCGATGGAATGCTGCATATTTTCAAACTCCGCGACAAGACGGCGCCTGACGAGATTTACACGTACGAGTCGGGCTTTCTTTTGGAAGCCCCACGCGCCCCGAGATCAGGCGGCCGCCGCCCGAACAGATGGTACGTTACCGGCAGTAAACAACAGAAAGCCCAGGGCGAGCAAGAGGAACGATGGACGGCGGAACGAGAAATCACTGATCCCCCATATGAGCCGGCCGGCTACGGTTGGGTTACTTCGCACAAAGAATTCAGCGCCGCCAGCTCGGCGAGAGAGGTATCCGAGGCCGCAGACACGTACATGATTCAAGACATTTCCGCCCGCTCTTCTCGCTCTTTGACGATTATTCCGGACGCCCGTATTGAGGTCGGGGATATTATCGGTGCTATCACCGAGCAGGGTGAGCATATCGCGGGGCGCGTCACGGCTTACAGTCTCCCATTGTCTGATCCGTCCGCTACAATGAGGGTAGACATAGAGGTACTGGGAGAATAGCGGGCATCATGGTCAGACCGTCACTATTGCTTGACACGTCACCACGAAACGGTGGCGGCCGCAACAATAACAATGTTATTGTTCAGCAATCCTCAGTATCGTGGACGTACGGGAAAATCACCGGAACGTCCGCCACCGACAGTACGCTCCCGTCCGGATGGGTAGAAGTAGGGATCCCCTACAGTAATCCGACGTCGCACGCGGTCGGCGAATCCGACGGTATTGCCACGTGGATAGGCGCCCGCGTACTCGTCATCATTGACTCGTCGGGCCGTGTAGTCAAGATCAGTGACCCTATTGCTGAGCCGCCTTCCGGCGCAAAAGTAGAGAACCTCGGGCACACCGGCAAAATGCTCAGTCAGGCCGCGAAAGACGCAGAACGCGCTTTCAAAGAAGCCGACGTCATTCGCGATCGGGCCAACAAAGCCGAAGGTGCTGCGAATAAGGCGGCGAAAGATGCTGAAAAAGCTGTTCAGATTGCGGAAGCTAACCGGCCGCCTGTAGTATCTCAGACCGCACCCGAGAATCCCGTCACGGGGTTGATTTGGTATGTCACCGACAATGCTGGACACATTACTGACGTGCGTATTTGGGACGGTACACAGTGGGTGACCAGAACAATGGTTGCCGGCAGCATTCTCGTCCCATCGTCCGTGGGAAACGTCTCGCTTGCTGACGGTTCCGTGTCCGCGCGCAACATTTACGCGTCCGGGGAATTGTGGGCGAAAATCGCCGCGTTCGCGTCCGTCACCACGGAAATGCTGACAGCTGGAAACGCGACATTCAACGCGGCAAAAGTCACCGGTGACCTTATCGGTAATAGGCTTATTGGTGGGGAGCTTTCGCTCGTTGATACTGAGCCGACGTCGGGTGAGAAAAATATTCGCTTCGGCCTCGGTAGCGAGTATGGGTTCTGGGAGTCTATCTGGTCTCCTAAAATCGCGACCGTGGATGAGATGGAGGGTGGCACGCGATTCGTTCTGACGGACAGGGACCGCCCTAATCGTAACGATGGCGCGCAGATGGCAATCTATGACATTGCTGTTGCGAAACCGAAAACATATGGTATCGCCGGTGAGGGTGTTGGCAAGGTTGAGGGGTATATTCTTTTCACCCCGTCATGGAATGGGCGTGCGATTCTCACAATCAACATTGGCAAGAATAGAATCATCACTGTTGACGAGCAGGCGACGGCCGGGCAGAAAATAAGATTCGATTTCACGCTCCCCGACGGGACTTGGATCCTAGACACGGACACGCCCTTCTATATTAGTGCCCGCACGAACGATGTTTTCACGCCGGGAATGACGCTCGGAATCATTTATTCCATGTACGTGTCATGGAAGATGAGCCGTTCCTCCGGCCTGCATATTTTCCGCGACGACGAGGGTGTCGCGAAGATACAGATTACTGACCGGCAGGGCGGCGAGCTTATCATGGACACGAATGGCGTGTCCTATGATCCGCCCGGGTCGCCGTCGCCTCATTCCTCGTCTTGGCGTACTTTCACCGAGCCGCCTTTCGCCCACATGGCAACAAACAACGCGCGTTTGTGGACTGTGAAAGACAAATGGACGGAGGTTCCTGTCGGGGCGCAGGAGAAAATTGTTCGTGGTGGAATGCAGGTAGACGGTGTAGAGATCATTATTCCGCAGAGCGGGCTTTACCGTCTAGATGGTACAACATGGTACAGGTCATCATGGGCGGGATACGTTGGCGGCACAAGAGTTGCCCGCCCCAATGACGTTGAGCACGGCGTTTACATGTATGCCGCACTGAACCATGGTTTGTGGACCGCGTTGCAGGTGACGGGTGTTAGGCGTTTGAACGTCGGGGATCGGATTGCGCTTTATACGTATCAGAATATTGACGAGGGTACAATTATGGATTGGGGCGAGATGACGGTTAGCTGGCTCACCTACTGAAGATTGTGCAACAATATTTTTAGGAGAAAACAATATGCCTAACACCAGGTGGACCGGCGGTGTAGTCCCCACAGTAGACGATAATCTCATTGAGGCCTGGGACGCTTATGATGATTCCGCCGGACGGGTTATGCCGGCTGCGTCCGTAGCCGCGGCGCGCGTTATGCTTGCGGCCGCACCGTCCGGGGCAGTCTCGAAAGCGCGCCCCGCCGTTTTCATCATTGACGACATTCTGTACACGGCCGACGGATCCAAGGGCGGCGACGGGTCGTTCAACATTAACCCAGCTAACAGCTTCAGCGGTGTGCTTTACCGTCATCGTGATAATACGAACGGGCGTGGACGCCCGACCTCGGATCATGCTACTTACACGTGGGGCGACGGTATCGTCACCCTACCTATCAAGAGTCTCATGGAGTTCTCGCTTGACGTGTGCGTGAGTATTGCGCACGAGGACTATCATTCCGAGGAGGAGAAAGATAAGGCGGTCGGCTCGTATTTCTTCGGGTTCAAGCTTGACAATCGGGGTATTTGGCAGACCGAGATTCAGTACAATCGCACGTTCATGACGCACCATATGCAGTGGCGCCTTTCCGTGGAAGCCGGTTCGCATAGGGTCGCTTACACTACGGCGGGCAGCTATGGTGCGGACCCGTACTGGCATTACGATGGCGGCGTTTTCCCGGGCACCGTGTTTACGGTGGCTACTCTTGGTGCGACTCGCGTTGACCTGTAATCGATAAATATAGTTCACTATTAGAGATAGGTGTCAATAATATGACCAAGGTCATAGCGACGATTGTTAATGCGGCCGGTAAGACGGTCAACGCAACAATGAGCGTGCGCCCGGAAACTGTGTACACGTCCTACAATATTACTACCGTTCCTGCCCCCGTGCGTGGCGATGCCGACGACAAAGGCAGGATCGAGGTAGAGGTAGACGCCAGCCACGGCGGCAGGTGGGCGATCGTCTTGAATGTCGCCGGCGTTTGGGCCCGCGAAGTACGCGGTGCAGAGCTGCCCGCCTCCGGTGACGTGCAGGTGACCTCCCTGCCGGCGTGGAATGGCGGCAGTACCCCTGATCCTGGCAATCCTGGCGGCGGCGGCCAGGGTAATGGCGGCAAGATCACCGTCAGTGATGATGGTCTTACCTGGACCTACGGAGAGTGAGAAAACACAATGGCAAACGTTACAGGTTACACTAAGGCCGGCGTCGACAAGTTGGTCGCCCCGCTGTTCTCCGCGATCTCGCCTTTCACGGTCGGCGGACACTACTATTCCCCCGTCACGTACTTCTGGCCCGATTTCTACAATGAGGGCCAGGCCGGAAAGATCTCAAAGTGGGCCAAGACACTGGCCTACGGGAACGCTCTCGGCTACGTGATCATGAACCGCTCCACGGGCGATTGGTCCGCCAAGGATAACGACTTTCTTACCCAGGCGCAGCGCGCCCAGGCAGCAGGAGCGAAGAGAATTCTCTGGTACATTCCTACCCGCTACGGTGTTGCGTCGCTCACCAAAGATGATGCTGCCCGGAATGGCGTGCCGGACCCGGACAAGTTCACGCGCGAATACATCATGCAGCTGTGCGCCAACCTGCGCTCACAGTATGATGGTCTTTTCCAGGGCGTATTCTTGGACGAGGTAATCAACGGCTGGGGCGCACAGTCCGGTCGTGTCGGTTGGTACGGTGATCTCATCGGAGAAATTCGACGCGCCTACGGGAAGAATTTCACAATCGCCATTAATCCTGGCAGCAATATTAGTGAGGCCGTGTGCGCGCTCGATTTCGACGTGTGCATGAGTTTTGAGAATACTGCTGCCAAGTATTTGACGGATGACCCTAATAACCCGATTGCGAATGATGTGATGCGGGCGCAGCTTTCCACCAAATGGTGGCATGTTATTCATGGTGTTACGAAAGAGAATTTCCGACAGGTAATTGATCGTGCCGCGTCGTTCGGCGTGTCACATTTGTATGTGACCGACGGTGAGCTAGTGCAGGGTGAGGGTGGCCAGTGGGTGCCTGAGAAGAATCCTTATCAGAACCCTCCGTCGGATTGGATCATGGAACGCGTGGTCGCCTGGAATGGCGGCTGGCTCAGTCTGGCTGAGCGTGTTGCCGCGTTGGAGGCGAAGGCGGCTCCAACGCCGCAGCCGGGCGCCTGAGTGTTTCACGTGAAACATTCCCCCTCACCGCGATTTCCGTGGTGAGGGGGAATGTTTTCATGCTCGATGCAAGAGACTATAGTCCCAAGCGTTGGTAGTTTCCTCCGTGCTCGCGAGCAATATCATCCAATACGCCCATGAGATCGGAGCGTGCATCATCCTGAACGGTGATCGATGGCGAATTCAGGATCGAATGAATCGTATTGTTAATCTCTCGGATTTGACGAGCGGCGATTGCGTCGCACTCTACGGTAGTCCATTGTCGCGCTAGGCGGCGTGCGAGATTGCATGTGTTCTCGCCGCTTGTCTCGTGGTAAACGCCTACAACGTTCAATGGCCAGCCCCAGACAACCCATTTACTGAGAGTGCCGTCGTCGCCGTTTTCTACGGTGACGTCAATCCCGACACCCTTATAGGAGTTATGCCACTTCAAACTAGCGGTCGTGTGTGCTTCGTCAATGTCGTACACGTCGGGCTTCGGAAGCCATAGCTGTGTGAGGCTAATTTCGTGCTCAATCTCCAGCATTGGGCTATTCGCTGTCATGAGACGCTCCGCAAAAGCAAGTTACAGCGCATCGCAGAATGCTCCGGGCTGCAAGATTCCTCGTGGGTCCATCCTGCCGACACGCCGCGCTTCGTCGTCACCACGACACCGCCATCGGTAACCTCGATCTTCCCCGGCAAAGACTCAATGGTGATGATCCCGGCGTGATCGGAAATGCGGGGTGACGGGAGTGTGTCCTGCAATTCCCTAACAATCGCCAATGCGATTTCCTGGTGGTCAATCTTGCTCATTATTCTACCTCCATAGCCGATGGTGTGACACCGATCTGCCCCTGATAATGCGACCCCAGACCATTGGTGCCGTACGGCATACTGGCGGGCCTGTCCAAATCTTCGAAAGCAATCTGTGCAATCCTATCCCCCGGGCAAAGAATGGCAGATTTAGCAGAATGCAGGTTAGCGATTTCCAGGGTCACGTTTCCCTGGAATCCCGGATCAATGTATCCCGCGGACACGTGGACAAGAATACCTCGGCGCGCCCACGACGACTTGCCTTCCACCCTAGCCACTAGATCGGCGGGCACACTGACTTTCTCCTGCGTGGACGCGAGAATAAACTCACCCGGCAACAGCTCATAGCCGCTCTCGCCGATGGTGATGTTTTCGTCACCATGACGGTAGGCGATAATGTTCTCGTCTAGCCGCACTTCCACTGACGCCGGTTGAATACACAGCGGCTTGCGCCAGTCGGAGACGAGTTCACCCCAATCGATTCTGCGTCGGAGAGTGAAATCACTCAGCGTAGCCATTGCGGTAGTCCCCCGTCTTCGTTTTCCTCGATCACATGGACCTTGTAACCTTTGTCACGTAGAATTGTTTTGGCTTCAAGGGCAAGGGTAGGTTTCTCTCCTGGTATGATTTCTATCGTGTCTTCATTGTGCTCTGGCACTATGATCGCGCAGACGTACACATTATCGTCCGATGAGTCATCATAAGTGAGCACATATCTGCCTTTCTCACGCCAATATGTGCACCTAGTAAAAGTTACTCCCCCTTCCTGCCATGAGCGCAAGGCAAGTGTTACTTCCTGCACATGTCGCACGGTACGCATAAGCTCACGGATCGTGGTGGACGGATCGGTAGAATTACTTTTGATAGTGAATTCACAGTCGGTGGCATGCATAAACGCAGCCGCCCCCCACAGTTCACCGCATTTCGCCAAATCAACGAAAGTAATATTAACAATATTCTCCATAACGCTCACCTCTCTTCTGGGATGTAATTGTTGAGGTGATCGTGTGAAATGGCGGACACGAATTCTGCGAGCCGGTCTCGAACTTCCCTGGCACGGTCCTTCGGGGTGAGCTGCCTGTCGATAGTGTCCCAGTAGACGTTTCGCAGAATTGCGATCGCCGTCTGGTCCCCTTGCTTGGTGACGAGTTCGCGCAGATACCACGCCGCTTTCCCCATGTCGACATTCTCGTCGGCGCCACCCTTGTGGCCGGCCCTGAAAATATATTTCAGGGCACTGCCGGTCAGGTAGTCTTTGTCGCGAATGAAAGTAATGGGCTCAGGGTCGAGGGCCGCATAGTGTGATGGGTGAGTTACTTCGTCCTCGTGTATATCATTCTCGGTACACTCACTATTCTTCTCTGTGATATAGAGAGTGTCATCGCAGATAGTCAACTCATAGAGCTGCTCGTCGAACGTGAGAAACGCTTCCTCACCATTCTCGTTCTCGTGCCAGATGCACCATTCGCCGGTGAAAAACCGACAAACCTTTCTGACGGGTGCATCATAATCGTCAGAAACGTGAAACCAAACCGGACCGTCCGTGAACTTCAACTCACAGCCGGGGTCAGTCTTATATCTGCCAATACGCCACAAATACCAACCATAATGCTTCTGCTCCAGAGAAACGTAACGGCGGCTCCAGCACTTTACCCGCCATTCACAGAAAGAATTGCGGCGGACGTGCGCCTCCCAAAACCCATCGTGCTGTACTACCTTCGAAACATACTCATACATGCCATTCGGGTAGCAAATCTTCTCCCACCCATCATTTATAGGCGACACTACATAATCTCCTCTCTTCGTCTGGGTGATTGAATAATTGTTGTACTTGAAATAGTGTCTCCGCTCGACACCGGCCTGAACAGAATCGAAACCAATCCCCTTGTTGTCACCGGTTTGTGCTATGATTCTCTCTTTACTGCCGTCCGGCAGATACAGCCAAACCGGTCTCAAAAACACCGTGTCCACGGTCGTTTTCTCGCTATTTCAGTTGCCGAGAGTGCCGACCGTGGCGAAATAGGCGAAGAACACCTGAAGCCACCAAAAAGCACGCCACGCCAATGACAGTCCGATAACACCGACAATGAGGGCGACTGCACCCATTGCCATGCCTTCGCCTGTAGACCTCGGCTTGCGGAGCCATGCCATGAAACGATTCGTGGGGCGCGGGGGCGCCATCACACTGAGCGGCACAGACAAAGCGGGAGGCGCCGGGGCAGGCCGAGGCGGCGGAGGCGGAGCAGGGGTGGGAGCCGACGGGGCACTCGAAAAAGTAGACATAATAGTTGTTCCTCACTTTCTGTTCAGTTCTGCCATGAGGCGGTTAGTCCAACCGTCACTGTAGTTGAAGTTCGTACGCTTATTGTGACGTGTGCTCTTGATTCTCTTCGCTCGATTCCTCTCGTGCTCCTGAAACTCGATCGTCTTGCGGCGGACCTCGTCCTCGCGTCCGTCCATACGCTGAATTGCCGGGTATTTCATGATTTGACCCACTCGATCTCGTCGCCGAGAATCCCGCGCAAATCATTGATCAAGTTGCGAGCGTTCCCGAACTCCTCCTCGGCGATATCGAAAACTCGGTAGACGTTTCTTTCGGTGCAGACCACAAGGAAAGAATTGCGGGAGCATTCGGGGACGAAAACATTGCGGACGTTTCCAATGAGGGCGGGCCGCTGAACAGGGATGGCCTGTACGAGGTCATCCCCAGTGAGAATTGCGACGGCGGTCACTCGCTCAACAGGGATGCCCCGAAATTCGTTCTCGCCTTTCTCGTACCCTTTTGCTGGAAAGTGAATTTTGGTGCCCTTCAAATTGGTGAATACAGCACCTCCTGTAGTTTTGCATGATCCGTATCCCGTGCGACGACGTGCCATAGTAATTATCTCCCCCAAATACGTGTGTGTGATGGTGGTGGGTGGTGGCGGCCCATCGTCCGTGACGGACCACCACCGTTATGTGTGTGTCAGTTCATCAGCCACCAATCGGCCAGGTAGGCGATGGTCTCGTCAGTCAGAGCAGAAAGTCCCTCGTGGACGATGGTGAATCCGTCGACATCGTACTGCCAGAGTCCCCAGGAGACGACGTCGTCGCACACGTGAAGCCCGAGCGCCCGTCCCCCGTCGGTGGTGCGTCGCATGAGGCCGATGGTATCGCCGGTCTCGTCCGTCCAGTAGTCCGTGTTGCCCCAGGCGTTGGCGGCAGTGCCGACGGCGTAGGCGATGTCGGTGTCGGTGGTGATGCTCTCAACGGTGGTGGTCATTGTCTTGTCCTCTCTATCCTGGCTGGGTGGCTTGTCCTCCCTGCCGATGTCTTAATCGTGCTCTCCGCATGCCCGCAGATCAACCCCACGCGACGGTGGCCTATATCACAAAAGAGGCTGTGTGGTATGCGTTGACAACATGGGACATGCATGGTATATGCGCGCACGCGTACCTATATGTGCTACGGACGCACCCAGGTGCTCATGATAAAATTAAGACCACCGAAAACTTCTGCGAAAGGCGGTGCAAAATTGGCAGATTCCGTCACAGAATATGCTGCGTCGGAAATGAAATATTGGTGCACCACAGGCGACTACGGGGGCACGGGATATGCCCAGGATAACCGCTGGACCTGTTACTGGAATAGCAATGACGCCGGCTGGAAAACCGGCCCTGGCGACATGGATTGCAGTAGCGGCGTAGCGGGCGCCTACAATGTTGCATTCCACAATGTTTGGGGAACCGGCTGGGATGACCCGATCATGTTCCCGCGAACCGGTGAAACGTGGACCGAAACTCTGAATTCTTTGGCCGCGAATCGCGGTTTCATGGATATTGGGGACACATGGTATGGGTCTGCGCCGTCGGGGGGATTCCAGGTCGGCGACCTAGTCCTGAAAACTACCGGGGACGGCGGTCATGTCGCAATGTGCGTGCGCGAAGATGACGGCTCATTTAACGCGGGCGACCCGCTCCTCGCTGAGGCGTGGATTAATGAGAATGGCGAAATCGCGGAAGGGCAGATGGGGGACCAGACCGGCTACGAAACACACGTGGTCCGGTACAGTAGTCACCCGATGACTGTCGCGGCCTCGTGGTCCACATGCATCCGTTTCGGAAAGAGGACCAATTCCGATAATGGGCACGAGTCTGCCGGATCATACCGCCTTTCTTCAATTCAGGAGGCCGTTCTCAGGGCCGCCGATGCGGAGAATTGCCCTTGGTGGGCCGCCCTGGCGTGCCTGTGGATGGAGACCGGCGAGCGTGGCGCAAACATTTACGGACACGACGTCGGCGGTGCAGGCCCGCACGGTGAGGAAGTAACCGAGGAGAATTTCCGTGAGTTTCTCGCGGCAATTCGAGACGGCGAAAACTCCAACGGGGTCGGTCCGTTGCAGATCACGTATCCGGGTTATTTCTTTGATGACCCGGATCGTGAATGGTGGATGCCAGAGAAATCGGCTGAGGTCGGCTGCCGTATTCTTCGTGACCTTATCAATGCTGAGGGCGATTCTTATGAGGCCTTGAAGCGTGTTGGGTCGCGGTATAATTCAGGAAACCCGTATGGCGCGTACGAGTCTTATGGGATTCTTTTCAGTAATCGTTGCAAGTCTTGGTATGATTATGGTCGCCCCGCCGGGGGCGCCGGAGAGGATTTTTGGGATATGAGTGAGGGTGTTGATCTGCTCAGGGAGATTCGCGATCTTTTCCGTAGTGGAAAGGCGGGGGATCACTTTGCGGGCGACATGAATTGGTACGCGAAGGCTACCTATGAGGAGGTCAAGTCTATTCACGCGTCCGTGGATCAGATTCTGCATTCTGTGACTCCGGGTCAGGAGAATGTTCGTGAGGCGGGGGCGATTTATGGTGCTGTGAATGAGATTCGTAAGGCGGTGTCTACGCCGTCGTCTTTGCAGGCGCATGATGGTGTCGCAGAGTCTCCGACTCCGGAGTCTCCTGCTCCAGCTCCTGAACAGAATTCCTGACACAGCATATTGGTGTTTATCATGACTTGTTCGCTCGCTATTATGCTGGGTGTTACGTCATGATGGATACGACATGCGGGGAGCTTCACTCTCTTCCCTCTCCGTGATTCTCCTGTGGCAGTGGTAGAGCAAGTCTCCGGACGGCCGATGAGGGTCGTCCGGAGACTTGCTTTTGTTATGTGCTATACTCTCCTACGTACCGCTCATATTGGTTAATACACAAATATTTTCCTACGCGTTCCGACGGTGCAACAAGAGAATACTATCGCCCTCACGTTCCCGCATTCCTCCCTTAGCGGCTCTAGGAGTTGACGTGGGGGCGATGGTATACAATCCATCTAATGAAAGTGAAAATTAGGGTGACTAAGTCGCTTTATGTTGCTACTATTTTTGCGGCCGTCATGGTGACGGCAAACACGGCGTTCATGGTGTACAACGATTTCGCCAATGGCACCGTAAGCGTGACTCGCGATTCTTTGTGGTGTGTTGGCGCGATTATCCTTTGGGCCAGTGTACGCACCGTCCGGTTTATGCGGACTGTCGGCTACCATCCTGGCTTCCATAGAAAGTGATCAGATCGTAACATTCCCGTCTAGCAACGATGGTTGTTAGGCGGGAATGTTATATAATATGCGTTGGCAACCCTGCTAAAACAATCACGATAAAGAGGACATTGAATATGGTGGCCCCTTTCTTGAACGATGTTCTCTCTGATGCCACTTTGGTCGCCCTGTCTGCGCTCACTGGCACGATATTCTCGAACGTAACTCAGCGCAAAAACGCGAGAGACCAGGAACAGATCTCAATCCTGGACATTACCGTCCGGTCTCTTTCCGACCGGGTGAGCACACTAGAGGGTAGTCTCGCGGCGGCCGAAAGAGCAGCGGACCTGGCAGAAGACGGCCGCCGTCGAGCTGAAGTAAAGTGGTGGGAGGCAGTCTCTTTCGCGCACACTGTTATCGATTGGGGGCGGTCTCTGAAAATTCTGATACCATCTGATAAAGAGGACTCAATCCCTACTGAGCCTCAAATTCCAGAATCTATGAGGTGATTCATAAATATGTTTACTCCTGAGGTTCGTAAAGCGCTTTACGCCCTGCTCACCGCCGTTCTCGGCGTTTTCGCCGCGTTCAATGTTATTTCTGCGGATCAGGCGTCTCAGTATGCTGACGCTGTTACTCAGATTGTCGGTGCTCTGACTCTGGCGCTGGCTACGTATCACACTCGTCCTGGCGCGGCCGCTGGCCGTCACGCCGCCGGTGAGGGTGAGGTTACTGAGGACAAGGTCGCCTGACCTCCGTCTTCATGGCACACTACTGCCCCCCACCACATGTTCGGTAGGGGGCAGTAGTGTTTCACGTGAAACACGGGGGCATGTTTCACGTGAAACATTCATCTTCGCTCCGCGTCGTCTCCGATGATGCGGACGATCACGCCCTCGTCGTGACGTTTAGTGACTGCCCACAGGAAGAGATGACGCCCCGCATCACGCGCGTCGTCCGCATCCGGCTGCCCCACGTCGGTTCCAGTGGGCCAAAAACCAAGAGACTTCAAAACATGGTCTGGCATGGTAGTTTTTGCCATTGCGGGAGTCTGCCAGACGATATCCCCGATCTCCCACTTCAGCACGGAGTTGATTTTTACTGGGGTGAGGTCTGCGAGAAAATTGTTGCCAGGCCTGAGATCGAACTGTTCGCACACGACAATATCTGGGGCGAATTCGTTTCGTGTGGCTAGAATGTCGTAGGCGCCGGCCGTCCAATGTTCGTACTTGAATTGTTGAACGTGAACGATTGAGAATTCGCGGTCGTCGTGGAAATCTCCGACGACGATTCCCGTTGATTTGCCGGGATCAACGGCCATCACGCGCTGCATCATCCTATTCTCCTCTCTTCTACTTCCGCAGACCCCGTCGAGACTTGTTCACGTTGGCAATATTTTTCGTAGTGTCTGTACGTATGCCGTCTACTTCGAGCCACAATGTGCCTGGCGTCACGGGCGCCCCGCGATTCTTTTTCAGAGCCCACGGCGTGCCCGGATCGCTCGGGAACGGCAAATGCTTGTAGCACCATATTGCGCAATCCTGCGTAGAATCAAAACGAAAGTCCTTTTTCGATACATACCGTCTCATATCGTAAATGCGTCGCATGAGTTTCGGGATAAGCCATTCTGGTATTTCTCTGTACATGCGGATTGACGGGCTAGTGCAGGGGCAGGCCACAGTCCTACTGCCACTGAAGCGCGAGACGCAAAGCCATTTGTCTTCCCCGCAATTCACACAGCGCATGTGGAAATGCTTATGACCATCTCTCATAATCTTCCATTCGGGGGATACTACTTCCCACTGTTCGAAGCGTCGCCCCACCATTTCCGGCTGCACGCCAGTCGTCGTCTTATAGGTTTTCTTTGTGTGAAGAATAAGACGATCGTGAGCTTCTTTTCTGTTCTCGGCGCGCACTACTGAAACTTCACCGGGGCGAAATACTCCGTTCTGTGTGGCGAATTCCCAACCGAACACGACCGATGGGTTGAATTCTTTGTAGCACCATTCGATAGCTGACGTCATGCCGTCAAACTCGAAATTATCTACACCGTTCTGCTCCCGCCATTTCCAAATCTTGAGACGAATGTCATTGTAGGAGCGGTACGGCATAAGCGTGTCATTCACTTTACAGTACTGATGTGAGTAAGGCGCGTCCGATGGACGATTCAACACTATGTCGAGATTGCATGGGGCGATCGGTTTAGTAATGTCGGGGCGCGTGAAACGCCACTTATTGTCCTCGGGGATTTCCAGATACTTGAAACACCATTCAATGGTGGCGTCAATCGAAGGGAAAAGAAAGTTCTCGCTACTGGTACGGTAGCTGAGCTGGGTGAGTCGGTTGGCGACTATCCTGTACTGCTCATATGATGGTTGCGTCATTTGCGTGTTCATCTCTCTTCTCTTATTGGTTGAATAGCGGGGGCAACATGATTGTTGTCCCCGCTATTCAAATCATGCGACCATGTGTGTCAGAAAACTACCGACCATGCGTTCGCAGTATCCTTTTTGGCTTCGAACTCAATGGAAGAAATCTCTGCTCTCGGGGGCCAGAATGCGGGCTTCGGGGCACCATCCTCGCCGAGGATAGTGATGCCGTTCTCGTCCTGCTCATATGTGGGGCGACCGTAATCGTCCAGACGAGGCCTGGGCTTACTCATCCGGGTCACCAATGTTGCGTGAGCGCCTTCCAGGTTCTCGCACACACGCTTCACGGTCGTATCAATCTTCTGGGGTGAGAGAAGATCGGCCCGCTCCCTGGCGTCGGCCGGCCAGAGACCAGCGGCACTGAAATACTTCGGAATATTGAAGTGGATATAAGTCTTCCCGTTCTTGTTGATAGTGAAAACGGTGCGGTCGGTGAGTGCCTTTCCAGCATCCTCGTCGTCGCCGTCGATCATCCAATCGGTGACAAGCATCGGCCTGCCGCTCTTGGAGGTGGTCATTTCAGCCTTAGTGATGAATGCTGAGTGCTTTCCGGGCTTGGGCGGCTCGAAATTGCCGCCGCCAGTAGCAACTTCCAGGGATGAGAGGTCGGTTCCGAAGTTGAAGCCAGTTGCCATAATTATTGCGCTCCTATGAAGTGGGGGTAAAAGAATTGCGGGGTGTCAGTTATTGTCGACGGGCTTACTGTCAGTGGGCTTGCTGCGGAGCGCCTCCCTGATCGCGTCGGCGGCGATAGCGAGGGTCTCAGCGGAGATGCCACGGTCAGCGGTAACAGTGATCTTAGCCATAATAGTTTTCTCTCTTCCTATGTGTTTTGGTTAGTGGCTAGTGATGTAATTGTGAATCTTGGTCATACTCGGATTTCCCATTGCTGGCGGGAACCCGCGCGTCTGTTGCTTTGTCACAACGTTGGGTTTGCGAGTGTACAGGACTGGCACGGTGATTTCTTCCCCGTCCCCATTATCCACGTTCGCCCACTCCATATAGCCGACGAAATTGAACAGAGCGGGAATGCGCTGCCCAGACTTCTGTCCCTCGAAAGACGGGGCGATGAAAGTTTCCCCAGTAACTTCGTTGCTTTCGCGCGCGGAATGCGTGATAGCAATGAATGAAATGTCGGGGGAGTCCAGGAATACGCTGATCGCCTTCAACAGGGAGTCATATACCGCCCGCCATTTCGTCCACGTATCATTCGACACAGCCTCGTAATGGGAGAGGATGAGTTCCTGACACTTGTCCAGCGTGTCGAACACTACAGTCTTGTAGGGGAATTCTGCAAGATTGCGCGCAATGCTGTCGCAAAGATTGGCGCAATCAACCCACTTGTCGCAATGCACGACAGTAATATTTTGAAAGTTCCCCCAATCCCGTACCGGGAGAGTGCCGGATTCGAAATCAACGTACAGGACGGGCGACATGTCGTCCACCTGTGATGCTGTGGCTGCAAGCGATGTTTTGCCGACGCCGCTCACACCATGAATAAGCATATTGAAGTGATTATTCTGCTCGGGGTTCACGACTGTCATTCCGAGACGGGCGAGAGTGTCCTCGAAAGTCATGTTATGTTTCACCTCCTAACCGTTGATAGTGTAGTTTTTGAATGCTTCTGTGTGACGCTCATGCGAGCAGTACCAACATAGAGGAGACGATTGGAGACTGTCAACCTCACCGTCCTGTAACCTTGCTCTCTTCCAGATATTTTGGAGTCTCTCTATGGCCGCGAGCGCAACGTCCTGCCGCCACGGGAAAGAGAACTCACAAATACTGTCAGGCACTACCTCTACACTGCAGTCCCTTGGGAGAGCAACAATAGAACAATGAGCTACGTCATAGCCGAGTTGTGTGAGGCCGTACCCGTAGAGCATGATTTGAATGTAGTATTTACGAAACTGGCTCCCTGCCGCCGTGTCGGCGAATCTCGGTAGACCATTGTCCCATTTAATGCTCTTCCGGAATGCAGAAATCTTTTTCCGTGAGAGGAGCTTCCAGTCTAGGACCGTCGCCGCCGCAATATCGAAACGATCCACACTCCCAGAAATACGCCCATAGTCTTCAAGATCGAATACCTCTACTCTCTGTTCCACTAGGACATTCGGGTCATTCTTTGTGTGTGATTCTGCGAAAGCGTGGAACGCGGTGCCGAGAAACGGCGCCAGCGGCGTGCCCGTATTTTCCGTATTGTGTGGGATTGCGAGGAGTTTGTCGGCGATGCATCGTTCGCAATCGTCCCCGATCTCACTCACACCGATGCGTGTTTGTTTGTCACGCTCGGTTGGTGCGAAAACATTACTGACCGCTGTTGCGGCGGCCGGGCTCAAATTCAAATTTCTCCCCTTCTTGAATTGCTGCGATAGCGGCAAGTCTCACGTCGTACTGGACTTCAATGTCTCCGTTCGCAATATCTTCAATGAAGAATAATCTTGCGTCGCCGGCCGGCATAATTTCGTAGACCGTGCCACCGAGCTCCTCTGCTCGCATTGCGGCTTGCTCAAGATTCGAATAGACCCGATAGTCGCCTTTCTGTGACGATTCCCATACTAGGTAGACGCCCATTAGTGTTTTTACCCTCTCTTCCCTAATGTTGATTGATAGTGTGTTATTCGATAATGGTTGCTGTGAGACCGGCCCGCTCCTCGATTGCCGCGGAAATGACAGCCGCATAGCATTGGATCCGCCAGATGTTCTCCGATCGAATACTGGGCACGTGTAGTTGCATTGTCTTGACGCCGAACTGCGTCGGCCACTTCAGAATGATTGTGCGGCCGGCGATTTCGTCAATCGTGGTGGCCTGTGTGATGCGCATAATGTTTTTCACTCTTCCTCTGTGATGAGTTCGTAAATGTCGAGGATGTTATTGACGGCCATGCTGCGCACAATGCTAATGTTGTCCACCGTAACATGGATGACGTTAATGTCTGAGTGCCCGTCGTTCACTGGGGCGACGATCAGGAAATTCCTGCCAACCAACTCGCTGTCGTCGGATACGAGAATGTTCCGAATGGTGCCTGTCATGCGACGTCGCACTAGGCGAATGTTTGAGCTGCCGTATGTTTCTGTCTTCATGGCATCTACCATATTCGTGTGACAGCACTGTACGCAACCCCCGCGGGCGTGGCGTCTATCACATATCATATGAGGCCGCTCTCACGCAAACGCTCATACCCCGCCGCCAGCCTAGGCTCCACAACCGTCACGTCAACGGTACCCTCACACTGCAAAAGAAAACGATTCACCCGTTTTGTTTGCCCCTTACGATTCAAACGAGCAGACGCCTGCAGATTCAAAACCACACTATTATCCTCACTCAACCAAACCTCAGTATTGCAAACATTCTGCAAACCATCTATCCCTTCGGCGGCGGCCGCAATAACAGCACAAAGAATCCGCGGCCCATCGGGCTCCAAAAAACGCCGCCACTCATCATGGTAGTCACTGGACAATTCAACGTTTCGATAGCCGGCGTCAGCCAATCGTTTCCGCAACGGCGCCATGAATTTACGCGAGTGACACCACAGAATAACCCTCTCATCCGGGGGCAGATCGGACAGAATATCGAGGGTGGCGTCGATCTTCGAAGATCCTCGTTCCTCGAACTCGACACTATCGTCCACGATTCTCAATGGTCCGAGAGCGATCTGTCTGAGGCGCCCGTCGAGAACGGCGGCGGACGAGGCAACACTGGCCCCACCGTCCATAATCGCCAAACGATGATCCACGAACTCCCGATACATCCTCCACTGTTCACGCCGCATCTCACAGGCGACGCGTTGAACGTTTACGGGAGGAAGGTCTCCGAAAACCTCACTACCCCGCATCGCAGACCAAACATCACCCATGGAATCGCGGAGAGCGCCAGGAGTCCTCTCGCCACCATAAATCCGGGCATACCGGGACGCCGCAAAAGGATTGAACTGGGAGACAAAAAACTCATCCGCAAACCGGTAGAAACTACGATCCACGCTATCAGGGTTCAAGAATTTGAGAACACCGTAAATGTTGACAGGTTTGTTACCGGCAGGCGTGCCTGACAGGCCGAGACGATGCTTCGATTTCAACGCCTTGACGGCCCGGAAAGATTGGGTGCGGTGATTCGCGATACGGTGCACCTCGTCCACGACCACCATATCGAACGATTTCTTCGAGAAAGAAACGACCGGCCATTTCTTCGCGTCTACCGCCTTTCCCAGAGAAACGAGCAGCTCGAAATTAATAACCCACCAGCCGTCCTCGCCGTTCAGCATGTCCTCAATGTTGGCGCGCCCCGCCTTAGTAGTACGAGACAGCACTCTCGCTTCCCGGCCGGTGATGGTCTTGATGCTGGCCTGCCACGACGGAATGACGCGCTTCGGGCACACCACAATGACTCGTCTGCTCACGCCGAGTTTCCGTGTGACCCAGATGGCGCCGTATGTTTTGCCGCAGCCGGGTTCCCATGCCAGCAACGCGCCGCCACCACACCGAATCGCGGTGGCGGTGCGGTTGATTTCTCTTTCCTGCGCCCCTGTGGGCCGAATATTAATCATTGAAGTTCGTCCAAACAATCACTAGTAGGCAAACGGTGAGCGTGAGCACGAGGAGTGTCACTCGCTTTTCCTCTTTTTCTGTAGAGTGAACCCCGCCCCACCGAGCAATGGGACGGGGTTCGTTCTGTTGGGTCAGTGGGTGATGGCGTGACGCTGAACGGCGTCCCAATAGGAGTCCTCGTCAACATCCACCACATAGTAGGGGGTGCCGGTGGCGGAGAAGTATTGTCCGATCACGTCGTCGGCGATGCCGGCAACATCGTAGTCGTCCACATTGTCCAGCGTGGGGGTGATGTCGAACTCGACGACGTCGTTCCGGGTGCTGCGGCGAGTGGTGATGTTCATGATTCTCTCTCTTCTCTCTGTACTGTCACTGTCCCTCGGCGACGACTCTAGTATAGGCAGACCGTGCACCTCACGGTCAACCCCCATGGGGTGTGCCCCCGCTCACATCTCCAGTTGGAGGAGAGACAACGCCTCACCCACAGCCACGCCCACGTCACCACCGCACTCCAGCACCCTCATACAATCGAACGCCGTGTGCGCCCGGCCATCCGCGAGCGGATCATCCGCATGATGCGAAAAAACCAGACCACTGTCCAACATCGTCACCCCCGGAGCCGTGTCCCCGCCACGCGTATACCGCCACCGACGCCCCACCAACTCATACGGCCAACCAAACAAGGCGACAAGATCATTAAACTCGTACTTTGAATTGAACTCGCCAATCACACCACCATAGCCGCCATCCGGCACAGAAGACAAAGAAACACCATCATCGTCTTTCTCCTCATACCCGATGTTTTCCAACCATTTATCAACATTCAAACGGGCGCCGTCAATGAGCCAATGACGCACCCTCAAACCAAGACGATGCGACGGCAGAAAGAAAGCACGGGACGCCTCGGCACACGACCCATCCCACTGGGCCACGGGCCCCAACACGCTGAAGCACGTCCGGGCGATCACCTCACTCTCTCCCGCGGTCATGCTGCGAGTGCACGGCAGCACGACACGGAAACGCGGGGAAGAGAAGGATGACGATGCCGTCTCCCACACAACGCCGGCAAGATTCGCTGCCCGCATGCGATCCCCGACGAAATCTTTCCGCGACCCGTGGTCCGCATCCAAAACAATAGCAGACCGGGACACAAAATTCCTTTTCTGCCGCCTGCCCCCCGAAAGAATGCCGGCAAAAAAAACGGGAGCATCGTATTTCTCGCATTTCGAAGGCGCCTCACAAAGAGCAGCAAAATCGGTAAGGTTTACGTTAGTGGCACGCCATCCTGTGACGGAGTAAACACTGCCCGCTACCATCACAGGGAAACGCACCCCGAAAACATCACTCACTGTACGATGGTTCCGCTATCTGATCCCGTAGAATCGCCTCCACGAGATCATTATCCACAATAGCACCTTCCGTCCGAAACTTCACGCCCCGACGAAGAATATACTGCCGATACTCCTCGACACTCCGAGGAGACAGGTTCTTCGCCTCCAACACTTGATAAAGGCGGGTCTCAGTCGGCGGATTACTGCTGAAATCATTCACCATGCGCGTCAAATCTGGAACAAACACATAATCGATCATTTTCAGCGCGTCAGGCAGCCAGAAATCGAAGGCCAGACTGAAAGCTTTCCTCACAGCGGACGATGACACGATCATCTGCTGCTCGAAAAGAGACAGAATAGCGGCAACGCGCATAATATGATTCCCCATGCGATCAATGACCGCCTGCACTGCCCGCTGGAAAGGCGACTCGCGGGCCGCCTCCCGCCCCCAGGACCGCATTGTTTCTACCCAAACATTCCGGGCCGACTCGGTCACGGTCATAGTCATTGGCGTGTTGACGGGCCAAAATTCGGTGGCACAAGTGACAGTGCCACGAAATTCGTGCTGCATCATACCCAGCATTGTCGAAATGCGCTTAGAAGCATGCTCAACAAAACCATCACCACCATGCGCGCTCAGATCATTGTTGGTGGTCCATCCAAAAGACGATGGGGCGGACAGGCGATCCTCCTCGTCCAAGGCGAAAAGAATACGCGGTCCCCACCCCGTCTCGAACAAAGATTGCGACATATTATCGACCACGTCGCCGAGAATACCGGTGCCGCAGAAAGCAAGAGAATGAGAAACCCTCTCACTATCCGCACGCCTGACACCATCGTCGCCGACACGCACAGACTCAACCGTTTTACCCGAGTAGACGTCGGTCAGGAATCCAATGAGCCCGCTACGATACCCCTCACCCTGTGATGCAGAGTACATGTTCTGCAGTTCGTCTACAAACACGATAGACGCACCGCCAGGCCGCTGCGCCATCCGCAAATTCAAACCCTCAGCCGTAACATTAGACCCAAACAAAACATTCGCCATAAGAGAACGCTCGCACGGGCTATTATCGATACTATTCAGCAAACTCTTACGATCAGCCTCAAACTCGATGATGCGATTATTGATATCGTCCCGCTCCCCCCGGTACTCGTCAATATCAATACGCCCACTCCGCTTTTCCAAGAACTCCAAGCGACGGTACAACATGCGTAGTGCCGAATCCACCTCCCGCACGGCCGCCAAAGACTGAGACGAATCCCACCTAAACGCGTCCACGCAATCGTCAAAAAAGCTGCGCACCAAAGACTGAGCCGTCGTCTTCCTCGACAAGGTAGACGCCCCAAGGCAATGCGAGTACAAAGTCAACGGCACCATGCTCTGTGCATTCGCAGACAAATGAGTCCTCGCAGACAACGGGGCAGACACCATCGTCAAGAAAGTCGTCCACAAGAAACGAGGCGGCGTCTCCGGAGACTTGGACTGCAAATAGTCAATAACCCTGTCAGCAAACCAATCATAGTGCACACCCCCATCCGGGGACGCGAACTCGTAATCCGCAATCTTCTCAACACTCACTTGTTCTCCACCTCCACATGGGCAAGAAAACTATCGAAAGCGTCAATAATCTCGTCGCCGTCGAAAGTATAGCCAACGTCGAACATGGGGCCCCAGTAACGATTAGTCTGCTCTAAAATCGTCGCCTTGTAACCGCGAACAGTATCCGCCTCGAAAATAAACCTATGCCCAGGCGACGCGACAACAATGTGGATGCTATTATTCCAGGCGCTTACTTCCAGGCCGAGCGAATCATTCCCACCCTTACTGACGTAATTCTTGCATGCCTCAATGACATGCTTCAGGAATTCCCAATCGAATAGCTTGATCATTTGTCCTCCCACAGTCTTGTCTTGATTTCGTCGAGCAGCTCCTGAAGCTCCCATGCCTCTCTTCCCTTTACCGTTGTTACCGTTTCGTTCGTGCCAGTGTTTCGAATGTCAGCCGAATACTCGTCCCCCACAATGTTAAGGGTGCACCCGTATTGTTTCCCTGCGACGTCCAAGTAGAAGACAGGCAGATCACTGTCCACCATGGCATCCTCGCCGACGTCTAACAGGATGGACTCACAGCGCGGATCATTGAGCATTCCCGCCACGAATTCGGTCACGATAGGGCGCAGCCCGTCGTCAATCACGATTCCCGCCCTTCCATCATGCCGGTCAGCTCTGCGAAGCGATTCACAGCACCCACGATAGTGGCCCGGCCGGCGTCACGCTCATCCAAAATGACATGATTCGACACCTGAATAACACGCACCCTCCAAGCACCATTATTCGTCACAATAATCCTGAAGACAGTCCTATCGACAGGATTCCTAGCCATCGCCTTGAAGAGAACCATGGAAAGACGACCGCCGTCATTATGGCCCTGCAAAGCGGTGATCGAACACTGAGGCCACTGGGCGAAATCGCCAACGCAACTAGCGAGGAAGGCGAATACCGCCTTATCAATGCTGGAGTCACTCACTTATCGGCCGCCTTACTGCGGTTCGCCGCGACAATCAAAGCGCGGCACACGAACTCGCCAATGCTCTCCGGAGGAATCGCGGAGCTCTTTCGCTTAATGGACCTAGCCCTCACCGCGTCACCGGCGACCACGATACGGCACGTACTGCCGATAGTGATAATGCCGCCATCGTAAACCTTACGGGCAGGCACATGCACATTAAACTCGTGACGGCGCCCGTCATCATTCCACTCACGGACCGCCTGAGTGACAACCGTTTCGAAAACTGTACCCATAGTAATGCTTCTCTCTCCCTAAATATTGTGACGGATACCACTCTTTACTGTTGAAGAAGGCGTAGAGGTTAAATGTCGAAACCAAGCACCTCCTCCGCGGGGACGCCCGCCAGATCGCACAAATCCGTCAGCGTGTCCCGCGCGTCAGACAGAGCACACTCCCACCCAGGCGAACCCTTGTCGCTACCCTGCATTTCCTCCAGGCAAAGAATGAAATCGTACGCCAGACGGGCCCCCTTCTCCTTTATCTCCTGTAGCTTAACGCGCTTGCGAATCCACCCAGCCGCAACGGCCGTATTCTCACCCATAGTGGAAATCTTCCTCCACCATGCGTCCGCCGTTGTTTTCTTCGCGTCGAAATACCACGCTGTCGGCCTACCGTCGTCAAAAACGTACGTTTCAATAATGCCGACCTTAGTATCCCAAGTAATGATAGTAAAACCATCATCATGATAGTAGGACGTGGCAGGCGGCATATTCTCCCGAATAAACCCCATCTCAGTATCCCGGTCAGTCACACCCTCACCGTTAGGGCCATCATATTCAAACCAAAGCACGATTCTCTCCTCCTACCTCTCTCTTTCTCGAAATTGCGATGGTGTCAGACGATCACACTGTCAGGAATTTCCCGGATTCGAGCACAGAGCCAGCCCCACGCCTCCTCTATGGCGTCCGACCGGTCAGGAGAGTCCAACCTGCCAGGGGCAAGCTCGACACCACTCCTGTTCGCGCCCACAGCAATCTGCCCAATAATCTCACCATTGAAATAGGCGACCATAAGAGAATCCTCCGCCATTGCAAGGCTGATACCGCAAGCGGCCGCCACCGAAGCGAGATTTTCCATGACCGAGGCGCCCATAACAAGACGGTCGAACATCTCCTGCACCCTATCCGCAATGTTCTCGGTACGGACCACGCCAACATTGGTCCCCCACTGGAGAGTCTCAATATTGTTCACGGTCAGCGCAGCCTCACCGGAAATGAACACCATTTCACCCATTGGTGCCATGTAAATGTGGAACCGTGAGGAATGTGTGAGCGGCTTCGCCGGCCTCCACCGAGTAGTAACTTCAACGGGGGTGCGAGAATGTTCAATAACAGGATCGTTATTGAGGTCATTCACAAAGTGGTCCCAAATAGATTTCTTCAAAGCGTCCTCCCCAGTGAACGAGTCAACGTCCAGCTCGACGCCGCCCCGCCAGACGAGATCACCAATTCCGAAAACATCATCCTCATCAACATGAAGACCATGCCTGTCGGCCAGAGTAAGAATACGGTCATAGATTTTCGCCATGGCCACCATGGAAGCCAGTCCCTCATTAGCGGAACGACAACCGTCCGACCAAAACTCGGGCAGATAGGCGGGGGGACGGCGAACGGACAAGAGAATGTCCTCCCTATCCATTATCTGCATTGTTCCGTCCAACCAATTGCCCCCCGCCCAATTCGTGACGTCAATGGTGAAATGCGCGTCGTAAAACACGATGTGTCCTCTCTCTTTTCCTCTAGTGTTTGTGCTATTCGGAATTGCGGCGAGGGTTACCGCACCCCGATCGTCCCCCACAAGCCCCAAATAGCCGCCACAAAACCAAGCGTCCCGACAATGGCGAAGCACGATACGGTCAGGTAGATAATGGCGGCGAGGATGATTTCGCTACTCCGTTTCAAGGGGCGGCGGGTCGCGACGTTGGTGCACTTCGGTGCTGCGTGCCTCATGCTCATGGTGTCTTCTCTTTCTCTATGATGGTCTTGGTTGTATTGCAGGCTACTGTCTTGCTCCCGATGGCCTTAACTCTAGGGCACCGATGTCCGGACTGTCCACCCCCCGAGGGTGAGACGCCCGCCACATTCCAGGGTGTTGGGTCCAGACACGACGACCCACCACCCCCACAACACCACGAGAGGCGGATGAGCGATGGGGCACATGCGATCATGTCCCCCGCCCCGCACGATCACGAGACAGAGGACACGATGTCAGTCGGATGAAAGAGAACACCCACCCCTCGAAAAGCGAACGCCCCAGCTCACACGTATTGATCCGAGCCAAGTCTTAGATGACATCAATGCCCTTCTCCTCCAGCACGCCCCCGATCTCCTCAACATTCTTCATATTCACGCCGGCAACACTAATGCCACAGTCAACATCACCGTCCCCGTTCTCAATGATTTCGAGCTCAAGCGTGACACGGTCCAAGCCGAAGACGATTTCCCTGCCCAATAGTGCAATAGGCCGCATGTCCACGTATCCGATGGCACGGAGAGTGTCAAGGGCGCGGATCATCAGGTTAGCGCCACGTCCGACAGTGGCGAGCAGTGTCGTCAAATGTTCGGGCGTTTCTTTTCTGTCATTGACTCTCACCTCGTAGTCCGTGCCGTCCATGTGTTCGATCAGAATTACGAGGAGTGAGCCCTGACCGTTCAGCAGCTCATTAGTCCTGGACACATCCACGTGCCGTACGAGCACCCCCTCGTTTAGCGTGTTACCCATCTGTGTATACCCTTTCTTCGTGCACCGACCTTCAGTGGTGTGTCTACTGTAGAAGAGCGGGGGGGGATGCTGTCAACCCTCAACGTGTGTGAGCCGCGTCTCTTGGACGGCTTCTGCGCCCACGGGCTTGCACTGCCGCCCCATCCGTGTCACCCTAGAGGCATGGATACCTCAACTGCCCCGCACATCTCACTCGCCCTCGCGCCCGAGACCATGATGGCGCTCACGCTCCGCTACGTCGAAGACCGCGAGGAGGTCGCCGACCAGTATCTGCGTGCGATGCTGCGACTCTTCGTGTTCGACTTCTACCCCGACGAGGGATTCCAGCTGGTGCGCGACTTCGCCACCGAGTCCACGAACGACATCCGGAACTTCGAGGGGGTGGAGGCGGCGAGCAGGATCAACGTCGCGCTGCGGCGGCTCATCAACCGTGCCGAGGCTGATGAAGCATTCATGGCTGAGCTGACCGAGAAGGCCGGCTGAACTACCCACCCCAACAATGTGACAGAGGACACCCCCCCTTGGGTCTTGTGTTAGCCAAGCCCCAGGGGGCATTCTCATACCAACGGAACGGCCCAACCCCGCCAGGGAGGAAAGAGAAAATGAACACCACCATCCACCGCACTGAAGACCCCGCCCTCGAAACCGCCGAGCTCGGCGTCATCTACCGGGTTCACGCTCCTCGCACTGGCGAGCCGTGGACCCTTTACACGACGGGCGACGACTGCGGTATCGAGTCGATCGAGCCGCTGGAGGTGCCTGACGGATGGGAGGACGCCTACGAGTACTCGATGGGTTACAGGGGCGCTTGGTCTCGTCTCGCCCGTCTCGCTATGGACGCTTACCTCGTTCACGCCATCCTCGAGGTCGCCCTCGTCCCCGTCGTCGACGAGGAGACGGACACCGACTCGCGCGCCCTGCTGTACCGGCACTCCTGGCCCTACTGACCCGACCGGTCCGAGGCCGACGAGGCCCCACCCTTTACGACGAGGGTGGGGCCTCATTGTCGTGGTGGGTCTACTGTTGAAGGGCGGTGGGTGGTGGTGTGGTGCCAGTCGCCATGACTCTGACGTCTCACAGTTTCCGTTAACCTTCCGTTCATCTTGTTCACCTCCCGTTTACTTTGCACGCATGTGGGTTGTTTGCTAGCAACTTGCTTTCTAGGGTGAAAACACCCGTTTGTGTTACCACAGTATTGGTGCGTGTCGTCACACTTTCTGCCCCTTGTAGCAAGGTTTTGTGTCAGGGAGTTCGGGGAGTTCCTCGTGATTGCAACGTTTAGTCCCCGTTTGCGATTGTTTTGTTGGCAGTGTTTGTAGCTGAGACTTTAGTCCATATGGTACGCTCGAGTAGACGAATCGTCGAAGACGATCGGCGGCGCAGCCGCTGAGGAGCCCTAGCGACGCAAGCGAGCGTCAGCGCCGCTGAGTGTTTTTGATGAGCTCGCCGCTTGTTGGGCCCAACCTATACTCTTAAAAGAGTACTAGAATTGGATAGTGTCTAACGCGTGTAGGCAGTGTCTAATTAGGGAACATGTGTTGTAACGTAATTAGTGTTCAATGGTGAACATGACGGTCGTTAACAGTGAACAGTGTGTGGTGGGGACAACAATACCGTCACGGTGGTATGCAACAAGCATTGCGTATGACGGGAGTGCACACAGCACACACAATCAATAAGACAAACCAAACACAAGGCGGGGCGGTGTGTTACGTGCGTGCTCGCAAAGCTGCGCGCG